ATGGTTTTGGCCGGTGCGATGGGCGTGCCCCGCGCTCCGGACTCGGTGCCGGCGGAGAGCTGTAACGCGCTTGGTTCGAGCGACGCGTTTGACGGGTTTGTGGCCGGTCTCGACCGGGATTGGGCGTTTACGGCGCTCCCCGGACAGAGGCCGCCGGAGGGCGACTGGCGCACATGGCTGATCATGGGCGGGCGCGGATCCGGCAAGACGCGGGCCGGGGCCGAATGGGTGCATGCGCTGGCGTGTTCCGCCGGAGAGCGGTCCGATCTTCGCATTGCTCTGGTCGCGGAAACGCTGGGCGATGCCCGCGAGGTGATGGTGGACGGTGTGTCCGGCATCTGCCGGATTGCGGCACGGCATTGGCCGGAATTCGAGATTTCAAGAAAGCGGCTGGTCTGGCCGAACGGCACGGTGGCGCAGATCTTTTCCTCCGAAGATCCAGAAGCCCTGCGCGGACCGCAGTTTCACTATGCCTGGTGCGACGAGATCGGAAAATGGAAGCATGCGCAGGAGACGTTCGACATGCTGCAGTTCGGTCTGCGGCTGGGACGCGATCCGCGCCAGCTGGTGACGACGACGCCGCGACCGGTGCCGGTGCTGAAGCAGTTGATTGCCGACCCGGCCACGCGGCTGGTCAAGATTTCCACCGCCGGTAACGCCGGCAATCTGGCGCCGGGCTTTATCGCGGCGCTGGAGCGACGCTATGGGGGTACTCGGCTCGGGCGCCAGGAACTGGGCGGCGAGCTGATCGAGGACCGCGACGACGCGCTGTGGAAGCGTGCCGATCTCGAGGCCTGCGTGACGCGGTTCACCGGAGTTTTGCGACGCATCGTGGTGGCGGTCGATCCGCCCTCGGGATCCGGCGAAAACTCCTGCTGCGGCATCGTCGTGGCTGGTGTCGAGGCAAGCGAAGGTTCGCCTGGAAGGGCTGTGGTGCTGGCCGACTGTTCTGTGACCGGCCAGACGCCGGGCGGCTGGGCGAAGGCCGTGGTGAAGGCCTATTCGCGGTTTTCGGCGGATCGGGTCGTGGCCGAAGGCAACCAGGGCGGCGACATGGTGCCGGCGATGCTCAAAAGCATCGACGCCAACCTGCCGGTGACGGTGGTGCACGCATCCCGCGGAAAGTTTGCCCGCGCAGAACCGGTAGCCGCCCTCTACGAGCAGGGACGCGTCGTGCATGCGGGACGGTTTGCGGAGCTGGAAGACCAGATGTGCGATTTCGGACCCAACGGCCTGTCATCGGGACGCTCGCCGGACCGGCTGGACGCGCTGGTCTGGGCGCTGACGGCGCTGGTCCTCGACGGCCAGGGCGAACCGCGGGTGAGGGGGATCTGATTGGTTGCGGTGCGGCGCTGTTGGTGAACGGAGCAAAAAGAAGCGGCCCCGGGAGGGCCGGACAGGCTGCTGGCAAAGGCACTATCAAGAAAATCTCAAGGTCACTGAAATCGAGCGAGCCGGTTGCTCCAAACTCCCTCATCCTCGCCCTTGTGGCGAGGATCCAGTCAGCTCAAGTCCCTGAGCTCAGAGAGTCCCTTGACCCGAAAGACGTCGGGTCGCTGGATCCCCGCCACAAGGGCGAGGATGAGGGAGAGTGGGGTATCCCTCTCGCCAGCAAGCTTTTCTTAGGGTGTTGTAATCAACGAAAAGGCGGCCCGAGGAAGGCCGCTCTGATGTCATCTTATTAGATGCCGGTTGCTGCTAACAGTTGCAATTCAGCTTTTTGCTGGGACGACCGGAGCGCTGTCGCGCATCTGCTTCCATTCGGATTCCATGCGCTCGAGGACGTGCTGCGGTACCGACTTGGCGGCGGCTGTCTGGGCGGTCTGCTGCATCATCATGATCTCCGATTTGTGCGCTGCACCATCATGGTGGTGCGCCCCTAGAAACGTCGCATGGTTGGATTGGTTCCACATCCTTTATGTAAAGTAAATCGTCCCTAAGCGACTAAAACGATTTAGTTTTTTCTAAACCGATTGAAACCTCCGAACGCGGTAAACGGATAGGCTTAACATGGGATACGAGCGTGGATTTTTCTATAGTCGCGTGCGTCAGAACCCTTTCAGCGGTCGTCTGCTAAGTGGTCAGGTGGCCGGGTTGGCTGCTACTTTAGACGCCTGGGAGGCGTGTGAGCCTATGGAGGGCGCGGCGGCGCTCGCCTATGTTCTGGCGACCGCATTCCATGAGACGGCATCAACGATGCAGCCGGTGCGCGAAACGCTGGCCAAGACCGACCAGCTTGCGGTGACGCGGCTGGAAAGCGCTTATCGCGCCGGCCGGCTGCGGACGGTAAAGACGCCGTACTGGCGTTACGATGCCGATGGCCGGACCTGGCTGGGGCGCGGGTTCGTGCAGCTGACCCACAGGCGCAACTACCAGAAAATGTCGGCGCTGACCGGCATCGATCTCATCGCGGCACCTCATCGCGCCATGGAGATGGATGTGGCGGTGAAAATCCTGATCGAGGGCATGCGGGCCGGCAGTTTCACCGGCCGCAAGCTCGGCGATTATTTCGGCCCTGGGAAATCGGATTGGGTCGGCGCGCGAAAAATCATCAACGGCAATGACCGGGCGGCGCAGGTGGCGGGGTACGCGAAAGCGTTCGCGGCAGCGCTGCGGGACGATGCGGCGATGGCGGCCTGAACGTCTTCAGAGCGAGCCCCGGATCGAGTGAAGGATGAGACGATGAGATTTCCATTCCGGCTTCCCGGACTTTCCCGCATCGCGCCGCCTCAGGAGACAAAGGCGGTGTCCGGGCTGTCGTCGGGCTTTGCGATCGTGTCGGGCGATGGCACAGCGCACTGGTCCGGACGGTCCTATGCGGCGCTCTCAAAGACCGGGTTCATGAAGAACCCGATCGCTTATCGGGCCATGCGGATGGTGTCGGAGGCGGCGGCCGCCGTGCCGTGGCTGGCCTACCGGGGAACGAGCGAGGCAGCCGATCATCCGGCCCTGTCGCTTCTGGCACGACCGAACGGGCGCCAGAGCGGGCCTGATTTCTTCGAGGCGCTGTACGGGCATCTGCTTTTGTCCGGCAATGCCTATGTGGAGCCGCTGGTGCTTGGCGGCGACCTGCGTGAGCTGCATCTGCTGCGGCCGGACCGGGTGAGCGTCGTCGAGGGCCGCGACGGATGGATTGCCGCCTATGATTATCGCGCCGGGCAGGTGACGCGGCGGCTTGCCGTGGATCGCGACGGTCCGGGGCTGCTGCATCTGAAGCTGTTTCATCCGCTCGACGACCATAGCGGCCTGTCGCCGCTGGTGGCAGCTGGCGCAGCGCTCGATCTTTCCAATGCGGCCGCGGGCTGGAACAAGGCGCTGCTCGACAATTCCGCGAGACCCTCCGGCGCGCTGGTCTACCAGCCCAAGGACGGCGGCAATCTTTCCGCGGATCAGTATCAGCGGCTGAAGGACGAACTGGAAGCGGGCTATTCGGGCGCGGTCAATGCCGGGCGGCCGCTGCTTCTGGAAGGCGGGCTGGACTGGAAGGCGATGGGGCTTTCGCCGAAGGACATGGATTTCATCGAGGCAAAGAACGGTGCTGCCCGCGACATTGCGCTGGCGCTCGGCGTGCCGCCGATGCTGATCGGCATTCCCGGCGACAATACCTATGCCAACTACCAGGAGGCCAACCGCGCCTTCTACCGCCTGACGGTGCTGCCGCTGATTGCCCGCACGGCCGCAAGCTTTTCCACCTGGCTTTCCGATACGCTTGGGGAGGGACTTCGGCTGGAGCCGGATCTCGACCGGGTGGCCGGGCTGTCGGCCGAGCGCGAGGCGCTGTGGGCGCGGATCGGGGCTGCAGGCTTCTTGACGGAGGACGAGAAGCGCGAGGCGGTGGGTTATTCGGCGTGATTGCGCGATCGCGGCGCAAGGTGTAGTTTGTAATACGGTGTATTACAGATGGAGATCGTCATGGCAGATGCCAACTCTGACAAGAAGGCCGAAAAGCCCGCTCTCTCGGACCCGATCACGCTGCGCGTGCCGCAGGATATTCTCGACGACATCGAGAAGATCGCCGAAACCTCGGACCGCAGCAGAAGCTGGGTGATTGTCCGGGCGCTGAAATATTATCTGATGGCGGAGGGGAATGACATCCTGCAGATCCGCAAGGGCGAGGAACAGATTGCGCGCGGCGAATTTGTCGATGCGGAGGAGTTCTTCGCGGAGGTGCTCGACGAGAAGAAGAGCGACGCAGCCTGATGCGGATCAGGCTCTCCAAGGATGCGGCGCTCTTTCTGAGAAGCGAGCAACGTTATCTGGAGCGTTTCAATCCGCGCGCCGCCGAAGCGGTGCTGCGGCAATTGCGGGGATCGATGCGGCTGTTGCTGGACTATCCGCAAGCCGGGAGCCCGATTGAGGCGCTGGAAGGCCGGCGCCGTTTCGTGTCCGGCGAATATGTCATCGACTATAGCATGGAGAAGGGGATCATCTCCGTTTCCCACATCCGACACGGCCGACAGTTGCCGCCCGATCTATTAGCGGACGCACCGGCAGACGAAGGAAACTGAGAGACTCAACTTCTTAAACCCCTCACTCAACTCGTGAACGCTTTCTCTCAAGCGATTCAGGGAATTGACGAAAACCGGAAGGCCTCATGTGGCGCGTGAAGACGTGCCGGGGCCTTGGCGGTTGCGGATGGAGATCCGCTTTCCGGCTGACACTCTCACGATAACCCAGAAAGTTTAACGATGGCTGACCTTGGGCATGATCCGGGAACGCTCGGCGTGTGGGCTGCGCGGACCGCTGGTGCGGTGGCAGGTGCGGGCGTTTCGCTCGTCTATCTCCTGCCGAAGAGCGGGCACGAGGCGGCGAGCCGGTTTCTGACCGGGGTGGCCTGCGGTCTGATCTTCGGCGGTCCGGCCGGGCTTTGGCTGATGGCACGGCTTGGGATCAGCGGGGAGCTTCCCGAGCCGGAGATCTTGCTGGCCGGATCGGCTGCTGCCAGTCTCTCGGCCTGGTGGGTGCTGGGCGCGCTGTCGCGCTTAGCCGAGCGATACGGGCGGCGCAGGGAGTAAGGCGCTCCCGACGACGAACGCCTTCCGCCACGGACGGATGGATTCGACAGGTTCAATGACATTGCAGGAGATCCCGATGCACGCTGACCGCGGGCAATGCCCGCCCATGCGCCCGAATGTGCGCAAATTCGCCAATCTGGAACTTGCCGGCATTGCCGGTGACGGCACGTTTTCCGGTTATGCCAGTGTGTTCGGCGAGGTCGATCTCGGTCGTGACCGGATCGAACGCGGGGCGTTTCTCTCCTCGCTGGTCGAACGCGGCGCAACCGGTGTGCGCATGCTTTACCAGCACGACCCGAACGAGCCGATCGGCGCCTGGAAGACGATCCGCGAGGATGGTCGCGGGCTTTACGTCGAGGGCGTGCTGTCGCCCGGCGTCGCCCGATCGCGGGAAGTGCTGGCGCTGATGAAATCCGGTGCGCTGGACGGGCTCTCGATCGGGTTTCGAACCGTACGGGCGCGCACCGACGCCAAGACGGGGGTGCGGCGCATTCTCGAGGCGGATCTGTGGGAAATCTCCGTCGTGACCTTTCCGATGCTGCCATCGGCCAGGGTGTCCGACGTCAAGCATCAGCGGTTCTTTCGCGACCGCGAGACGGAGCTCGTTCGCCAGATGCGGCGGGCGGCAAACCTGATGCGGAAATCGTCGTTCAGGCAGAACAAGGCTTAACAGAGAAGGACAGGACATGATGACGGGACAGGGACATGTAACTGGAAATGCCGCCGTGGCGCCGGAAGTGAAAGCCGTGCCGGAAACGGTGACGGCAGCGCTCGACGAATTCATGGAGGCGTTCGAGGCCTTCAAGGACGTCAACGACCGAAGGCTCGGCGAGATCGAGCAGAAGCTAACCGCGGACGTCGTGACCCGCGACAAGGTGGACCGCATCAACCGGGCGATGGACGACCAGAAACGGGTGCTGGACCAGCTGGTGCTGAAGAAGGCGCGACCGCCGCTCGGTGGCCGGGGCGGCTACGGCCAGGGCGGCGATCTTTCGCCTGAAGCGATGGAGCACAAGGCGGGGTTCGACGCCTATATCCGTCGCGGCGAGGACAATGGACTGCGCGAGCTGGAAGCGAAGGCGTTTTCGGTCGGGGTCGGCGCCGATGGCGGCTATCTGGTGCCGCCGGAGACCGACACGGAAATCGGCCGCCGCGTGTCCGTGGTGTCGCCGATGCGGGCGCTTTCGACCGTGCGCACCGTCTCGACCTCGGTCCTGAAGAAGCCGTTCTCGACTGCGGGCCTGACCACCGGCTGGGTGGCGGAAACGGCGGCGCGGCCGCAGACCAATACGCCGCTTCTGGCCGAACTCGCCTTCCCGACCATGGAACTCTACGCCATGCCGGCCGCCACGCAGGCGCTGCTCGACGATGCGGCTGTCGACATGGAGGCCTGGATTGCCGGCGAGGTGGACATCGTCTTTGCCGAGCAGGAGGGCGATGCCTTCGTGCGCGGTGACGGGGTAAACAAGCCGAAGGGCTTTCTCGCCTATACGGCTGTTGCCGATGCGAGCTGGGCCTGGGGCAGTCTCGGCTATATCGCAACCGGCGTTGCCGGCGGCTGGAAGGCGACCAATCCCTCCGACACGCTCGTCGAGGTGATCTACGCGCTCAAAGCCGGTCACCGCCAGAACGGCACGTTCATGATGAACCGCAAGGTGCAGGCCGATATCCGCAAGTTCAAGGATGTCGACGGCAACTACCTGTGGCGGCCGCCGGCAAGTGCGGGCCAGCCTGCCTCGCTGATGGGCTTTCCGATCGCAGAAGCCGAAGAAATGCCCGACATCGCAGCAAGCTCGACCTCGCTTGCCTTCGGAGACTTCCGCTCGGGCTATCTCGTGGTCGATCGGGCGGGTGTGCGCATCCTGCGCGATCCGTATTCCGCCAAGCCCTATGTGCTGTTCTACACCACCAAGCGGGTCGGCGGCGGGGTGCAGAATTTCGAGGCGATCAAGCTGGTGCGGTTCGCCGTGAGCTGATCGGCCAGGCGCACCGACGCTTGCCGGAACTGCCTGTCATCCGGCCATCGCCACCTTCTTCCCGCATCAACGGGGAGAGGGTGGGGGCAGGGCCGGATATCATCTTCGACGAGGATCCCCATGACCTATGCCCAGACCAATCCGCCCCTGGCGGAACCGCTGACGCTTGCCGAGGCGAAGGCGCATCTGCGCCTTGACGGCGCCGATGAGGATGCGTTGATCGGATCGCTGATTGCGACCGCCCGCGAGCATCTGGAGCGCGAGACGGGCTTGTGCCTGATGGCGCAGTCCTGGCGACTGTATCTCGACTTCTGGCCAGTCGATGGCGTGATCCGCATCCTCAAGTCTCCCGTGCAAGCGATTCAGACTGTTACGGTTTACGATGCTGCAGGCAACGCGGTTCATGTGTCGCTTGAAGACCATCTGCTCGACGGCAAGGGGCGACCGGCGCGGCTGTGGCTGCGCAAGACGATCGATCCCGGCCAGGTGATGAACGGCATCGAGATCGACTTTTCCGCCGGCTATGGCGAGGCCGGGACCGATGTGCCGGATACGCTGAAGCGGGCGATGCTGATCCATATCGGCCACATGTTCGCCTTCCGCGGCGTGCTGTCGCCGGACCAGCAGCCGGCGGGAATTCCCGATGGCTACGAGCGCCTGATCGCGCCCTTTCGCATGCGGAGGCTGTGATGGTGGTGTTTCTCGATCCGGGCCAGATGACCGCCCGGCTGGAGCTGGAAGAGGCGGTTTCCGTGTCCGACGGTCAGGGTGGCGCGACCGTGACCTGGCAATCGGTGGCGGCCGTTTGGGCAAAGATCGAGCCGGTTTCCTTTGTGGTGACGGAGGCGGCAAGTGCCGAGGTGGGCACGGTCAGTCACCGGATCTGGATAAGGTTTCGAGCCGATGTCGCGTCAGGGCAGAGGCTGACCAAGGGCGCTCGGATCTTTCTGCTGAAACTGGTGCGCGACCCTGACGAGACCGGCCGCTATCTGGTCTGCCAATGCGAGGAGCAGACACCATGACCTCAGCTTCCAACGCGCTGATGAAGGCGGTCCATGCGCGGCTGACGGGCGATGCGGCGCTGACGGCGCTGGTCGGCCAAGGCGGTGTTCACGACCGGCTGATGCCGAAGCCGAAGCTGCCGACGATCGCCTTCGGAGAGTGGGAGACGCGCGACTATTCGACCGGCACGGAACCGGGCGAGGCGCATACGCTGACGATCACGGTATGGTCGCAGGCTGAGGGGCGACGGCAGGCGCAGGAGATCGCAAGCCGGGTGGATACGCTGCTGCACGATGCGGCATTGACGCTGGAGGGGTTTGTGCTGGTGAGCCTGCTGCGGACGGGGTCGCGCACCAGGCGCGAGCCGAACACGCGGTATCTTCAGGTCGAGCTGCGTTATCGCGCGGTGACCGAGTGAGAGGTCGCCATGCGGTTACTCTGCCGCACGAGATGCATGAGGAAGAGGATGCCGGTAAGCGCCGAGCCGGCCAGAAGGACGGTGACGACGAGAACCGTGAGTGCGCCCGAACGATCGATAAGTGCTGTGAACACGACGGGGGCGAGCGCATTGGCAAGGTTCTGCGGCATGGACAGCCGTGCGGCCTGGCGGCCATAGTCGCGCGGTGAAAACAGGGCGAGCGGCAGCAGCGCCTTTGCGACCTGCAGGACGGCCGAGCCGATGCCGTAAAGCCCGATGAAGATCCACAGCGTTGCGGTCGACGACGGCAGGACGATGAGGCTGAGAAAGCCGAGGATCATGAAGCTGTTGCCGGTCACTGCCGTAATAAACGGATTGCCGCGCTTGCCGAGCAGCATATCGAAGGCACGCGCCGATATGCCGATGACGCCACGTGCTGCGGCAAGCTGCAGGGCAAATTCAGGCGCAGCACCGGATTGCCGCAACAGTTCCAGAAGCGACGGCGACACGCCGTAGGATGCGAAGGAGGCAATCGTGGTGGCGGTGGCGACCAGAAGGAAGGCGAGCTTGCCTTGCCGGGCGGTAAAGGCGACCGGCGGCGCATCGACGCCGGCATCGGCGGTGTCCCAGGCGATCGGCTTCGGCAGGGCGAACAGATAAAGCGGCACGCAGACGAACAGATGCAGGAAAGCGCAGACCATCAGCGTGGTGCGCCAGCCGATGAGATCGTTGCCGAGACTGAGCAGCGGCCAGAAGATGGTGGCGGAGAGGCCTGTAAACAGCATCAGGATGGTGATGCTGCGACGACCCTTCGTGCCTTCACGCTCGACCACGGCAGCATAGGCCGGCGCTGACAGGCAAAAGGCGCCGCCGGCACCGAGCAGGATCCACGCGACCGCATAGAGCGGCAGGCCGTTCGCAAGCGCTAGCACGAGCAGCCCGACGCAGAAGAATACGGAGCCGGCAGCCAGAACCTTGGCGGCCCCGTGGCGGCCGAGCAGCCGCCCGACGAGCGGACCGCAAAAGGCGCTGGCGAGCATCATTACCGACAGTCCGGCAAACACCATTTCGTTGGCAAGGCCGAGATCGGGCGCGATGGAGCGACCGAGAACGCCGAGGCTTTCGAACGTGGTGCCCCAGCCGATGAGTTGCGTGATGGCGAGAACGCCGATGGTCCGGGCGGACCGGAGGGGGGACTTGGTCAATGCGATATCGCGAAGGGAAGCGGGCAAGGGGATGTGCCCCGCGGCTGTAGCAGGTCGGCGTCGACGCCGAAAGCATCAATACTTGAAAGCGGTTGGAAAAAGGATCGGGACATGGTGGCACAGAAGGGCAAGGACCTTCTCCTGAAGGTGGACAATAGCGGGACGTTTCTGACCGTAGCGGGGCTGCGCTCCAGGCGGATCGCCTTCAACGCCGAAACGGTCGACATTACCGATGCCGAAAGCAGCGGGCGCTGGCGCGAACTTCTGGGCGGGGCGGGGGTGCAGCGGGCATCGCTGAGCGGTTCGGGGATCTTCAAGGACGGCACGAGCGACGCGCTGGTGCGCAGCACGTTCTTTGCCGGCACGATCCTGTCCTGGCAGATCATCATCCCCAGTTTCGCGACACTGGCGGGTGCGTTCCAGGTGACGGCGCTCGAGTATTCCGGCGAGCACAATGGCGAAATCCGGTTCGAGATTGCGCTCGAATCCGCTGGCGTGGTGAGTTTCACAGCATTGTAGGAGCATGAAAGGGGGATTTCATGGGCATGCATGGACGGGCCAACCGCCGCCGCGGCGAGGTGGAGGCCGAAATGGACGGCGAGCGGCGGATCCTGTGTCTGACGCTGGGCGCGCTGGCGGAACTGGAAACGGCCTTTGCGGCGAGCGATCTGACGGAGCTCGCGGGGCGGTTTTCCTCCGGGCGGATGAAGGCAGCCGACATGATCCGCATCATCGGGGCGGGCCTGCGCGGCGGCGGCAACCTGATTACCGACGACGAGGCAGCGGCGATGAGCGTCGATGGCGGGATCCTCTCCTGCGCGCGGATTGTCGGCGAGCTGCTGAGCGCTGCCTTCGGCACGGACGAGGGGACGTCACCGGCAAACCCCTGATGGCCGCAGCGGGCGGGAAGGCGCAGAGGTTTGAACCTTTTCCATGGGACGCGGCGATGCATGCCGGTCTCTGCCTGCTGCGGCTTCCCGCACCGCAATTCTGGGCGCTGACGCCAAGAGAACTGTTTGCCGCGACCGGCGGCCTGATCACACGCGCGACCTCGATCGAGCGGGCCGGGCTGGAGACGCTGATGCGGGCTTTTCCGGATGGCTAGTTCACTCTGCGCCTCATGACATCTGACCAACCGAGGCGACTGGGTGCAGTCCTTGATCGTTGATTGGTTCAATACTCGGATCGACGTAGTTCACGACGGTCCCGGCAGGGAGCCTGATCTTCAGGGTTCTTTCGGTCAGATCCTCGCCGGAGAAGATCGCGACCTTGAAGGTGATGTAGTTTCCGCGCTTTCTCGCCAGGGCGCGCGGAGCCGACTTGAGATCGAAGGCGCATCGGAACTCGACCGCGCGGGGCGTTGTCTGACGATCTATCCAGCCAGGAATGGCAATGAAGTACTGCAGTTTGCCCGCTTCGACGCTGGGCGTGAGCTCCCGGACGGAGCCATCCCCGCTCTTGCGAACGAATTTCACGCTGTCCATCGGCATCTTGCGAAACCCGACAGTCGCCTGCACCTCGACGATATTAAAGTTTCGTCTGTTCCAGTTGATGATTCTGATCCAGTCATACTGTTGGTCGTCGCGCATGACGACGCGCTCGATTGTCGGAGGCGCATCGCCCAGCATGAAGGCAGTCTGCCGACGCTGCTGGGAAAGCTGGCCATGTGCCAGAAACGTTCCAATGATGGCAGCCACCAGAGCTGCCCAACCGCTGGTCGCGCTGGCCCAGTCCTGAGCGGTGCATCTGGTCGGCTCGCACAGGGCGAAAGTGAGTACCGGGAGGTAGACGCTGCCGTAAACCGTGACCCAGCCTGCAGCCGGTAAAACAGCTAGAAACAGAATGATCCATCCCAGATTGTTGCGGAACCATGTTCGATCGATCGGCACCTGGCTTCCTCCATCACAAGGTGTGACGATGAATAATACAATCTAGCATTGTTCTTGCCTGCCGCAAGTCGGCGGATCGGCGAAATTTGAACGGGAGCGGATGCCATGGATCCAGATGATGAGACGTTCGGTGCGGCCGTGACGGGGGCTGAGGCCTTGTCTGGTGTGATGGCGGATCTTGAGGCGCGCTCGGACCGGTTCGGCCGGGCTTTGACCAGTGCGCTGAGCTCGGCGACGACGCGTGGCAAGGGGCTCGACGACGTGCTGAAGGGGCTCGGCAATCGGCTGGCGGATATGTCGCTCTCGGCAGGGCTGAAGCCGCTGGAAAGCCTGCTGGGCAATGCGGTGAGCGGGCTGATCGGTTCGGTGACGCCGTTTGCCGATGGCGGCGTCGTGCGGGCGCCGACCTTTTTTCCCATGGGCGGCGGGACCGGGCTGATGGGCGAGGCGGGGGCCGAGGCGATCCTGCCGCTTCGGCGTGGACCGGACGGGGCGCTCGGCGTGGCGTCAGCTGGCGGCGGCGGGGGAACGCAGGTGGTGTTCAACGTGACGGCGACCGATGCGGCAAGTTTTCGCAAGAGCGAAGGCCAGATCTCGGCGATGCTGGCACGCAGCGTATCGCGCGGAAACCGGGGATTGTGAGGGGCAGCGATGAGCGGATTTCATGAGGTGCGCTTTCCCCTGCGGGTGGCGCTCGGCGCCTCCGGCGGGCCTGTCCGCCGGACCGATATCGTCAACCTGTCCAACGGACGCGAAAGCCGCAACCAGCGCTGGCGGGATTCGCGGCGAAGCTATGAGGCCGGATCCGGGGTGAAATCGGTTGCCGATCTCTATGCGGTTCTGGAGTTCTTCGAGGCGCGCGGCGGCCAGCTCTACGGGTTTCGGTTTCGCGATCCGGTCGACTGGAAATCCTGCGGGCCGGGAAAGGTGGTCTCGGCAGGCGACCAGCGGATCGGGGTCGGCGATGGGGTGACTGCCGCGTTCTCGCTGACGAAGACCTATGCGGATGCGGCCGGCAGCTGGGAGCGACGGATCACCAAGCCGGTGGCGGGCACGGTGGTCGTGTCGGTCGGCGGCGTGGCGAAGGCGGCGACGTCCTTCGCTGTGGATACGACGACCGGTACCGTGACCTTTGCGGCCGGGCATGTGCCGGCAGCCGGCCAGATCGTGCGGGCCGGGTTCGAGTTCGACGTGGCCGTGCGCTTCGATACCGACCGGATCGAGATCAATCTGGCGCATTTCGACGCCGGGCGGATCCCGGCTATTCCATTGACGGAGGTGTTGGTATGAGGGCGATACCGGCGGGTCTGGCGGGCCATCTTGCGGGCGAGGCGACGACGATCTGCTACGGCTGGCGGGTGACGCGACGTGACGCGGTGGTTCTGGGGTTTACCGAGCATGACCGCGATCTGGTCTTCGACGGAACGACGTTTCTGGCGGCGAGCGGTTTTGCGGCGAGCGAGGCGGAACAGGCGCTCGGCATGGCCGCCAGCGCGGAAGAGGTGGAGGGTGGCCTCTCGAGCGCGGCGATCGACGAGGCGGATCTCGCAAGCGGGCGCTATGACGGCGCGCGGGTCGAGCTGTTCGTGGTCAACTGGGCGGATCCCGCTCAGCATATGCTTTTGAACGTTCGCGAGATCGGCGAAGTTTCGCGATCGGGCGGGGCATTCAGGGCGGAGCTGCGCAGCCTTGCGCACCGGCTGGGCCAGCCGCAGGGCCGTGTCTATGGCAGGCGTTGCGACGCGAGCCTTGGTGATGCGCGCTGCCGGGTCGAAATATCGGCCTGGCGAGGGAATGGCATGGTGGATGCAGTCATCGATAAAAGCCGCATCGTCGTGTCGGGTCTGTCCGGTTTTGCAGAGGGATTTTTCGGCCGTGGCATCGCACAATTTGCGGGTGGCTCGCAGGTGGATGTCGAGGTTTATGAACGACGCGCAGACGGCAAGGCGGTGCTGACATTCTGGTTGCCGCTGGAGCAGGCGGTCGTTCCCGGGCAGGCGGTGACGCTGACGGCCGGTTGCGACAAGACGGTTTCGACGTGCCGGGGGCGGTTTGCGAACCTTCTCAATTTCCGCGGTTTTCCGCATGTGCCGGGCGCAGATTTCGCCTATTCCTATGTGGATGGCGAGCGTCTGCATGATGGCGGGGCGCTGTTCGAATGAGCGCCGCCGGAGAGCGGATCGTCGCGGTGGCAGAGAGCTGGATCGGCACGCCCTATCGGCATCAGGGCGCAACGCGCGGCATCGGCTGCGATTGCATAGGCTTGATCCGCGGCATCTGGCGGGAGCTTTACGGCGTGGAGCTGGAACCGGTGGCGCCCTATGCGCGCGACTGGGCGGAACGGGGCGGTGAGGACCGGATGGCTGAGGCTGGCATCCGGTTGTTCGGACCGGCACTTGGCGTCGGGCAGATGCAATCCGGCGATCTGCTGCTGTTTCGCTGGCGACCGGACACGATGGTGAAGCATGCGGGTATATTCGTTGGGCCGTCTCATTTCATTCATGCCTACGAGCAGGTGGCGGTGACACGCTCGGTTCTGGTGCCCTCCTGGCGCCGCAGAATCGCTGCCGTGCACCGGTTTCCGCCGGGAAGGGATGGTTGAAACTTGGCGAGGACCGGCGTATAGTCATGGAGTGATGGATGAGGCTGTCACCCCACCCATCGGTTTGCTTATTTTGTGAAATTGATCCGGACGGATACTGACCAGCCCGTCCGGGTCACCCTCACGATAAGCGTCATGCCAATTGGCCAAAGCCTCATGACATCACCTCCATGGTTGGAAACAAGGCTCCCTGCCTAAGCTGGCGGAGCCCATCTCCGCCAGTGCGCCGGCTGGCGCGACGCGTGCTGCATTCTGTTTCCAAACGCCGATACGGTATCACAATTTTAGCGGGTATCTAGGTGGTGGATGTGTGGGCTTACGTGCCTCTCATCCGGCTGCGTCCTGCGGACCCTTCCCGCGAGCGGGTTAGGGTGAGGGGCCGCCACCTAGGAGGCGGCCACCTCCATCCCGCAATCCGATAGATCCACAACATGAGCGCGCATCCAGTTCACGACTGGATCGGCGTGAGGGGTTTTTATGGCGACGATCCTGTTTCAGGCGGCGGGCGCAGCACTTGGCGGGGTATTCGGTCCTGTCGGGGCGATCCTCGGGCGGGCGGCGGGGGCGTTGGCGGGGAGCGTCGTCGATCGGGCACTGCTCGGCGGTTCCTCGACAGTCTCGGGCGCGAGGCTTGCGACGGCGCGTATTCCGGGGGCGGACGAAGGGGCGCCGGTCAGCCGCGTTTATGGCACCGCAAGGATCGGGGGCACGCTGATCTGGGCGACGCGTTTCGAGGAGGAGGCAACGCGGGAGCGGAGCGGTGGCAAGGCGACGGGCGGGTCTCAGACGGAAACGTTTCAGTATTTCGCCAACTTTGCGGTCGGGCTCGGCGAGGGGCCGATCGCCTGCGTGCGGCGCGTCTGGGCCGATGGCCAGGAATTGGACCTGACGGCGATCGAGATGCGCGCTCATGTCGGCGACGAGACGCAGTTGCCGGATCCGCTGATCGAGGCAAAGCAGGGCGAAGGCCATGCGCCCGCCTATCGCGGGCTCGCCTATGTCGTGTTCGACCGGTTGCCGCTGGAGCCGTTCGGCAACCGCATTCCGCTGCTGCAGTTCGAGGTGGTGCGGCCGGTGGGGATGCTGGAGACACAGATCCGGGCGGTGACGATCATTCCCGGCGCGACCGAGCATGGCTATCACACGGTTCAGGTGACCGAGAAGACGGCGGAGGGCAGCGCCCGCATTCTCAACCGCAATACGATGGTGGCTGAGACCGACTGGCAGGCGTCGCTCGACGAACTGCAGGCGCTCTGCCCCAATCTTGAAAGCGTGGCGCTGGTCGTCGCCTGGTTCGGGACGGATCTGCGTGCCGGGCAATGCCGCATTCTGCCGGGCGTCGAGGTCGAGACACGGCAGGACGAGAGTACGGCATGGTCGGTTGCCGGGGTGGTCAGAAGCGCGGCGCATCGCGTCAGTTCGTCGGGAGGCGGTCCGGCCTATGGCGGGACGCCTGGAGACGCGAGCGTGCTCGCGGCGATCGCCGATCTCAAGGCGCGTGGGCTGAAGGTCTTTCTCTATCCGTTCGTGATGATGGACATCGCCCCGGGCAATGGTTTGGCCGATCCCTATGGTGAGGCGGAACAGGCTAGCTATCCCTGGCGCGGGCGGATCACCTGTCACCCTGCACCGGGACTGGCGGGGACTGCCGACAGGACGGCGGCTGCGCGCACGCAGGTCGCGGCCTTTGCCAACGGGGCGGAAGGCTATCGGCGGATGGTTCTGCACTATGCGGGGCTCGCAAGTACGGCCGGGGGCGTCGACGGGCTGGTGATCGGTTCGGAACTGAGGGGGCTGACGCAGATCCGCGATCAGAGCGGTGCGTTTCCGTTTGTCGAGACGCTGGTGACTTTGGCATCGGATGTGCGGGCGCTTGTCGGACCGGCGACGGCGCTGACCTATGGCGCGGACTGGAGCGAGTATTTCGGCTACCACCCGCAGGATGGCACAGGCGATGTGCTGTTCCATCTCGATCCGCTCTGGACCTCGCCTCATATCGATGCGGTCGGGATCGACAATTACATGCCGCTCGCCGACTGGCGCGACGGGGATCTGGCGGCGGCAAATCCGGATGGGTTCAGGTCCTGCGACGACCGGGCGGCGATGGCGGCGCAGATTGCGGCGGGCGAGGGGTTCGACTGGTATTATGCAAGCAACGCCGACCGGGCGAACCGGTTGCGCTCACCGATCACCGACGGGTTGGCGGGCAAGCCCTGGGTGTTTCGCGCCAAGGATCTCGAGGGCTGGTGGGGCAACCGTCACTATAACCGGATGGGTGGCGTGGAGAGTGCGGCGGCGACTGCCTGGTTGCCGGGGATGAAGCCGATCTGGTTTACTGAACTGGGTTGCCCGGCTGTCGACAAGGGCGCCAACCAGCCGAATGTGTTTGTCGATCCGAAATCGGTGGAAAGCAGTCTGCCGTATTTCTCGTCCGGCGGACGGGCGGACAGCCAGCAGCGACGGTTTCTCGAAGCGCATCATGGTTGGTGGCAGGGTGGCGCGGCACCCGCCGGCATGGTCGATCCGGATCATGTGTTCGTCTGGACCTGGGACGCGCGGCCGTCTCCTGCATTCCCCGACGACCTGACGATCTGGAGCGACGGCGAGAACTGGCGCACGGGGCATTGGCTGAACGGCAGGCTGGGCGGAACGACGCTCGCCGACGCGATCGCGGCGATCCTCACCGATCACGGTTTTGACGATTTCGACGTGTCCGGCGTGACCGGCGATCTGACCGGCTACGTGCAGGCCGACGTCACCTCGGCGCGCTCGCTGCTGGAGCCTTTGCTGAGCGTGTTTCAGATCGACGTCAGCGAGGATGCGGGACGCTTGCGGTTCCGCTCAAGGCAGGGTTCGAGCCTTGCCGCGCGCGAGGTCGGGGTTGTGGCGGAGGTCGAGGGTGAACCGCTGTGGTCGGAAAGCCGGGGGCACGACAGCGATTTCCCGGCGCAAGCGGTGCTTGGCTTCTACAATCCGGTTCTGGACTATGAGCAGGCGAGCGTACGGTCGCGCCGCGCGAAGGCCGAAAGCGAGCGCGTGGCAAGCTACGACCTTCCGGCGACGATTTGCGAGGAGGCGGCGCTTGGAGCGGTGGAATCGGTGCTGCGAGCGCAGCGCGTGGCGCGGCGCTCGATCTCCTTCACACTGCCGCCGCAGGATCTGGCGCTCGAGCCCGGCGATGCGATGCACCTTAACGATGGCCCCGACGGTATCTTCGTCATCCAGCGGGTCGAGGACGGGGCGGTGCGACGGATCGAGGCACAGAACCATGCGCCGCTTCCGCCTGGTCGCTATGACGCAGTGACGACGCGGCGTGAGAGCGGTCGTTCGGCGAGCGACGCGTTTGCGCCGGTTTTGCATTTTCTCGACCTGCTGCGGCTGACCACCTCTGATGATGAAGGGTTTGCGGCGGTCGCAGCCTATTGCAGGCCCTGGCGGCGGATCGCCGTTTCGTCTTCGGCAACGACCGATGGATATCGCAGGCGGGTGACGCTCGACCGCCCGGCGCGGCCTGGCGTGCTGGTCTCGGCGCTCGAACCGGGCGTGACGGGGCGGTTCGAGCGGTCAAGGGTGATCGATCTCGACCTCTATTTCGGCGGTCTCTCGTCGGTGCAGACGCTGGCGGTGTTGAGCGGCGACAACCGTATCGCTGTCCGGTCGACAAGTGGTGTCTGGGAGATCGTCGGGTTTGCCGAGGCGCAGGAGATCGCGGCGGGGCGCTGGCGGCTGTCCGGATTGCTGCGGGGACTGGCGGGAACCGAGGATGCGATGGCGGCCGGGAGCGCGATGGGTGCGGTCTGCGTGGTGCTGGACGATGCGGTGAAGCCGCTCGGGCTGACCGGCGACGAGCAGGGAAGGCGGCTGAATTTTCTGGCCGAAAGCCTGGGCTCCGGCGGAGGCCGGTTTGGACCGCATGTGTTTGCCGGTGGAGAGAGGGCGCAGACGCCACTTTCGCCGGTGCATATCCGCGGCGCCCGGTTGAGCGATGGCGCTGCCCAGTTCCGCTGGATCCGGCGCGGGCGCATCGATGCCGACGGCTGGGACGGGCGCGATATCCCGCGAGACGAGCCGGACGAAGGCTACCGCGTCGAGATCCTTGGGCCCGGCGGCGTCGTTGCGCGGCGGGTGGATGTCGAGGCTCCGGTGTTTCTCTATCCGGCGGGCGACGAGCTTGCCGACTTCGGCTCACTACAGCCGAGCCTGACCCTGCGCATCCGCCAGATCGGCCAAGCCGTGCCGTTCGGCATCGCGGCGCTTGCGACGATCCAGTTTTGAGAACCGAGTTTGGGTGGCGAGTTTGGATGCCGAGTTCTGACAATTTCGTGATGGGAGACAGCAATGGACGGGACAAAAGCCTGGTATCAATCGAAGGCCATCTGGGGCGCGCTGATCGCCATCGCGGCACCGCTTGCGCAGGTGATCGGACTGCAGCTTAACGCTGATGCACAAGGAGAGCTTGCCGACATCGTGGTCACCTTGGCCGGTGCTGTCGGCGGGTTGCTGGCGCTCTACGGGCGCATCGTCGCGAGCACGCCGATCCATCCAACGGGGAAGGGATGACGGCACCACGAGGGTCAGCATTACAGACCATTCATTTGCCATTCAGTTGGTATTGGATACATACTCCATCGAATGCTTTGGACATGATTTCGGGGACGTGATTCAAGACCGTGATCCTGAGCCGTGACACCTATCGTCTTATGAGTGGAAACCGAAAGCCATGGCGCGACTGCCGATCATTGCGATCATCGCCGCGACAATAGCGGGATTGGCGGCCTTCGTCCCGGCCAATGCGCCGGCGCGCGACTACCTCATCCTCGTTGCGGGCGACTGCGGGACGGCCGCAAACAAGGTGCTGCGCGACACGGGAGGACAGCTTTTGTCGGCCCAGCCGTCTTCCGACGGACAGACCTGCGTCGTCACCGTGCTGGTGCAGGGCAATGGCGAACGTCCGCGCAAGGTGACGGTCCGGGTTCCCATGTAG